GACGGGATGCTGGCCTTCGTCTTCGAGAGCACGAAGGTGCGCGTGGTGGTGCGCGATGGCCAGCCCTGGTTTTTTCTGGTCGATGTCTGCCGCGTGCTGGAGATCGCCAATCCATCCGATGTCGCCAAACGTCTCGATGACGACGAAAAGGCAACCCTATCCCGTGCCGAGGGAGCCAAATTCAATGACTTAGGCTCCCTGTCGGGGGCGATGCCGACTGTCGTCAACGAGAGCGGTCTCTACAGCGTCATCATGACGAGCCGGAAACCGTCGGCCAGACGGTTCAAGAAATGGGTCACCGGCGAGGTGCTGCCCGCCATCCGCCGCACCGGCGGCTACCTGGTGGCCGCACCGCACGAGACGTTCGAGATGCTTACCCTGCGCGTCCTGAACGTCCTCAAGGCCACGGTCGAACAGCAGCACGGCGCGCTGCAGGCCCTGGAAGCCGAGGCGGTGCAACTGCGACCCAAGGCGCTCGTGCTGAAGCAGCTGGCGGACGCCGACGGGAGCTTCTGCGTCTCGGACGCTGCAAAAGCCATAGGCATCAATCCCGACAAGGTCTTCGACTATCTGCGGACGAACAAATGGATGCTGCGCCGCGGGCGGGGTCGTCAAAGTCGGGAATATGCGGCACAGGACCAGTTAAACCGTGGCTATCTGATCCATAAGATGCGACCCTACACAGACCGGAACGGGGTCAGTCAAATGGGACAGGATGTCCGGGTGACGCCCAAAGGAATTGTTCGTCTTGCGGAAATCTTCCGCAAAACAGAAAAACCAAACGCATCTTTGGAACAGGGAGTTCTGTGGTGAACGAGACAGATCGCGTGATCGGCGACCGCTACGAAGTGTGGTCAGCGTTCTGCAATGACGAAAAGAAACTGACCTATTTCGCCACTATATTTCAGGATGGTCATTATACAGTCATGTGGGACGGCCCAAGCCTGGAAGCTGCCGTCGCGGCGACCCGGGACGATGATATTCCGGTCCTGATTCTCCCCAAAGGGGTGTTCCCGGACGCGTATCCGGACGAAACGCTGCACTGACGGGGGAACCACACCGAGGGTTCCCTCCTCGGCATGGACACCTTCACCCCGGCCATCAACCCCTCGATCAGCGGCACCCAGATCGCCATCACGCCGCGCATGATCATCTCGACGTTTGGCGACGGCTATAAGCAATCCTCCCCTGACGGCCTGAACCCGATCGCCCTGCTGCCGACCCTGGCCTGGGCCTCGATCGACGCGACCGACGGCAACAACGTCATCGCGTTCATGAACGCCCATCTCGGGATCACCTTCTACTACACCCTCCCGAACGAGACCACCGCGCGAAAATTCCAGTGGCTGTCAGGGACTTATGGATTCCTGTCGGCTGACGTGCTGACCCTGAGCTACTCGCTGGAGGAGCGCTTCGACCTTACTGGCTGACGCGGGAACCAAGCGGTTGGCCTCGTCTGGCCATGACGCTTCCGACCCAGATTGCCCAGGCTGCCTATTCCGACGCGCTGATCGAACTCTACGAGCTCGACACCACGCCGCTGACCGCTGTCTACGGCGTGGCCGATGCCGGAGCCGCGGTCTATTGCTGGACCCCGGGCACCATCGGCGATGCCGCCGTCTATTATGGCGGGGTCGAATACGTGCCGCTGCCGATCGAGGGCAGCCAATTCGAGTGGAATGGCCAGGGCAAGCTCCCGGTCCCGCAGATCGCGATCTCCAATATCGGCAACCTGGTCTCCGCTCTGGTGCTGCAGTTCTCCGATTGCCTCGGCGCGCAGGTCACGCGCTACCGGGTGTTTCAGCGTTTTCTGGACGGGCAGCCGGATGCCGATCCCTCCGCTTACTTCGAACCCGATATCTATATCGTAAATCGCAAAGTATCACAGACCAAAACCGCAGTAACGTTCGAGTTACGCGCTCTCATGGACGCCCAAGGGGTCCAGTTGCCAAGGCGGCAGGTGATCTGCAATACATGCACCCATACCTATAGGGTATGGACGAGCAACGGTTTTGTTTACGGAAGCTGCCCTTATACGGGAAGCGCCTATTTCGATCTGGCGGGCAACAGCACCGACTCGATCGGCGACGTGTGCGGCAAGCAGTACCGGGACTGCGTCCTGCGCTTCAATGCCGCCCCGCTGCCGACCCGGGCGTTCCCCGGTGTGGCGATCACGCCCACATGATGCATCCGGACACCTTGCGGCTGATCGCCGACCGTGCGGTCAACGAGGCAATCAAGAAACATGCCCTCGCTGCCTTCCCGCAGGAAAGCTGCGGCGTCATCACCCCGGACGGCTACCACCCGCTCGACAACGTGGCTGCGGAGCCGGAGCGGTCGTTCGACTGCGATCGCCAGATGATGCCGCTGCAGATGGACGGCCGGGTGCTCGCGATCGTCCACAGCCACCCCAACGGTCCGGAGGGACCGAGCGCGCACGACCAGAACCAGCAGCGCGCCTTCGGCGTCCCCTGGGGCCTGCTGATGTGCAACAACGAAGTCGCCAGCACGCCTTTCTTCTGGGGCGACGCGCTCGAACCGCCGCCGCTGGAGGGCCGCCCGTTTCGCCACGGCCCGTCCGGCACTGACGGCAAAGGCGATTGCGGCGCTCTGGTGCGTGACTGGTACAGGATCAATCGTCGGGTCATCATCAAGGACTATGCGCGCGACGACAAATGGTGGAACCACGGTGAGCATCTCTATCTCAACAACTATGAAGACGCCGGCTTCGTGACGGCCGACATGAATACCCCGGAGGTCGGCGACCTGATCCTGCTTTCGGTGGGCAACAAGGTGCCGACAGCAAATCATGCGGCGATCTATATCGGCGGCGGGCTGATGATCCATCATCTCGAGCGGCGTCTGTCGCGCGTCGATCCGTTCCTCGGCTGGCGCCGCTGCGTCCGCGCCTGGCTGCGTCATGCCCATTCTTGAACCCCAGCGCCGGCCGGCCCGCGATCCGGAATCCAACATCACGACGGTGGTGCTGCATGGCCGCCTCGCCGGCTTCTCCGACGGTCCGATGCTGGTGCGCGCGGGCACCACGTCCGGTGCGGTGCGCGCGCTGTGCGCCATCAAGCCCGGCTTCGGCGCGGCCTTCAGCGAGGGAAACTACCGGCTGATACGCGGCGATCTCGACCGGGGCTTCGACATCGACGAGACGATGCTGATGCTGCGCACCGGCGGGCGCGTCCTGCACATCCTGCCGATGGCCGCAGGTGCCAAGAGCGGCATGGGCATCGGCAAGATCGTCATCGGCGCGGTGATCGTCATTGCCTCGCTCTTCACTTACGGCGCCGCGGCCGACGCTTTTGGGCCAGTGCTCCAAGGTGCTGTCGCCTCGGTCGGCATAGCGACGGGCGCGTTGGCGGGATTCGCCACCTACGGCCAGATCGCGATTTTCGGCGCCGCCCTGGTACTGGGTGGCATCTCCGCACTCCTGAGCCCGCAACAGAAGAAAAACACCGGACAGTCCAACGCCTCGTTCGGTCTGTCCGGGCGCATCAACACGGTCTCCGAGGGCGCTCCGGTCCCGATCGTCTACGGCCGGACCCTGGTCGGCTCGACCGTGATCTCGGTCGGCTACGCGGCCGAGGATCTGCTGACCAATCTCAACGCGGTGTCGGACAACAACACGACCACAGCAGGGAATTACGGCAGCACCGGCACCGCGAATTACGTGACCGGCTACGGTGGCGGCGGCAAGGGCGGGGGAGGCGGCAGCGAAGCCCAGAACACGCTGCAATCGGACGCCGTGGTGCGGATCATCGACCTGTTGGGCGAGGGCCAGCTCAACCTCGTCAACGGCGCGCAGTCGATCTTCTTCAACAACACGCCGCTGCAGGCGAATGACGGAACCTACAATTTCCAAGGTGTGAACTGGGAAGTCAGGATCGGGCTACCCGACCAGGACCCGGTTTCCGGCTATCCCTCGGCGGAAGACACGATCGCCGACGGACGGACCGTGTCCTACGCGACCGGGCCGATTGTGAATACCGTCACTGCACCCACCGCCAACGCCGCCAGCGTGACCCTGCAATGGCAGTCGCTCTACTCCGCCGACACGACCACGGGCTATCTCGGGGCCGGGCCGAGCCAAAGCTACATGATCGAGGTGCAGCCGGTAGACGGCGCCTGGGTGACGGTCGTCGACACGACGCTCACGGGCATGAAATGCACCGCGCCCTACCAGGTCACCTACCGGTTCGACCTGCCACTGGCCGGCACGCCGGGCCTGAGCAGCTGGATCATACGCGTCAGCCGCCTGACGCCCGACAACACCTTGACCAATGTCGAGGACACGTTCGTCTGGTACAGCTACGACGTCATCACCGACCACCCGATGATCTATCCCGACAGCGCCTATATCGCGCTGACGATCGATGCGGCCTCGTTCGGCAGTTCGATTCCGACCCGCACCTACGAGGTGGAGCGCCTCGACGTGCAGGTGCCGTTGAACTTCGATCCCGTCGCGCGCACCTACGCCTCGACCGGACCCGGCACTTCGGGCGGCACCTGGGACGGGGTGAGCTGGCAGACCGCCGTCACCGACGACCCGGCCTGGTGCCTGCTCGACCTGATCAGCAACACCCGTTACGGCCTCGGCCTGCCGGCTGCCGCCACCGAGCTGACCGCCTATGACCTCTACACGATCTCGCAGTACTGCGCTCAGTCGGTGCCGGACGGGTTCGGTGGCAGCGAGCCGCGCTATACGCTCAACGTCGTGATTGCGACCCAGGCCGACGCCTATGTGGTGGTGCAGAACATGGTCAGCGCCTTCCGCGGCATGACCTACTGGGGTGGGGGCACGGTGGTGGTGACCGCCGACATGCCGACCACCCCGACCGCTCTGGTCACCCAGGCCAATGTCATCGGCGGCGTGTTCACTTACGAGGGGACGGGGCTCAACACGCGGCACAATGTCTGCCGGGTGACCTGGATCGATCCCGGCAACCGCTACCAGCCGGCGGTCGAGGTGGTCGACAACATCGCCAACGTGGCACTCAGGGGAATCGTGCCGACCGACATCGTCGCGTTCGGCTGCCAGAGCCGCGGGCTCGCCAACCGGCTCGGAAAATGGATGCTCGACAGCGAGCAGAACCAGACCGAGACGGTGACGTTCTCGGCCAGCTTCGACCAGATCTCGGTCCGGCCCGGGATGATCTTCGCGCTGTCCGACCCATCGTCCTTTACCGCCACGCGCATGGGCGGGCGGGTACGCATGGGAGCGACCACCACGTCCGTCCCGCTCGACGCCTATCTCGAGCCGACCGGCTCCAATGACAGCTACCAGCTCACGGTGCAGATGCCGGACGGCACGCTCGCCAGCAATTACGACCTGGCCGGATTCGCCGCCGAGAACGATGCCAACGGCGTGCTGTACTCGATCCTGACCCTGTCCGAACCGATGCCGATGGTGCCGGACCCGGACGCGGTCTATGTCGTCACCTCGACCTCGATCGCGCCGACCTTGTGGCAATGCGTGGGCATGACCGAACCCAACCGGGGCACCTATCAGATCGTCGGCCTGTCCTACGACTCCACCAAATACGAGCGGGTCGAAGATGGCATCCAGCTGCAGAAGAACGGCTTCTCGTCGCTGATCGGACTGCTCGCAGCACCGGTCCCGCCGCCGCAGAACGTCTTTGCGCAGGACTACCTCGTCACCCACGGCACAACGACGACGATACGGGTGACGGTGTCGTGGTCGTCCCCGGTGGGCGACCCGCGCGCCGTCAGCTACCAGATACGCGCCGTCTCCAACATCTACTCCGGCCAGTACAGCACCACGTCCACGACCTACGACATCGACAATCTTGCGGTCGGGCTCTACATCTTTGGGGTGCGCACCGTCGGCTCGGACGGCCGCACCAGCACCTGGATCGACGGCGCGGGGGTCGATGTCAACGGGGTGAGCGATCCGCCCTCGGCGCCGACCTCGTTCACCGCCCTCGGCGGCACAAGGCGCATCCAGCTCACCTGGGTATCGCCGATCAACCCGGACATCCTGCATTACGAGCTGTGGCGCAGCAATTCGTTCGACGCGCCACCGTACGACGGGGCCAGTCTGCTGCTGACCATCATGGCCAACAGCTACACCGACAACGACAGCCTGAACCTGCAGCCGCTCACCACCTGGTGGTACTGGATACGGGCGATCTCGACCACCCTGGCGCAGGGCACGTTCGCGACCCCTGTGTTTGCCGAGACCACCGATCTGATCGCCGACCAAATCGCCGACGGGATCCTCACCACCGCCGCGTTCGCCCAGAGCATCACGCCGGTCGCCCTGATCCCTGACGTCACCGCGGTGTTCGGCCAGTTCGACGGCCAGATCGCCTATGACGAGGCCAGTGCGGCCCTCTATCGCTGGAGTTCCGGCAGCACCGCGACCGACCCGCCGACGCCGGGCGGGTGGAACCTGATCCTGCCGCCCGGCACCGCGCCGGCCTACTACAATTCGATCATCGCCGGAATCGGCAGCTTCGGCGGCTTGAAATCGGCCCAGATCGCCGCCGGCGCCATCGAGGCCGTCAACCTCGCCTCGGTGGACCTGATTACCGAAAACGCCCAGATCGGCAACGCCGTCATCGAGACCGCCAACATCGCGGATCTCACCATCGGCGCCAACAACATCGCCTATAACGGTGTTTCGGAGAGCTATGTGAGCCAGGCCATGGACACCGTGACGACGCCGCAGGGCGAAGCGCTCTCGGTCGTCGTCAATGTCGGTGATCCCGGTCAGAACTGCGTGATTTTCATCCGCCTGTCCCTCGGTGCCAATATACCACCCGCGTCGACCCCGTCGGACGGCGGCGGCACCGGCGGCGACGGCGGCGGCTCCGGCGACGGCGGCGGAGACGGCGGATGAGCGAGACCTCGACCACCTCCCCGCTCACCATCACCGTCAATCGCTATGTGATGAGTGCTGACGGCACCACCCGGATCGGCGACCCGACGCCGATCCTCTACATCTACACCTCGGTGGGCAGCCTGTTCGACATGATCGTCGATTCACCGGGCGAGGGGGTCTTCGGCTACGCCCTGGTGGTCAACACCAACCTCGCGAATGTCGGCGAGGGCGAGACGATCACGGTTTCCACGCGGCGACTGCTCGTGTTGCTCGCAAAACGGTAGAGGAGGGCACATGAGCAGCACCATCATCACCCAGACGGGCACCCAGACGGGCACCGAGGCTGGCACCGGGACGGGCACCGAGGCTGGCACCATCGCCAGCCCCGGCACCATCGCGGCCAGGCCGGTCCCGGTCCCGGGGTCGGTCTATTACGTCGTCGCCAATCCCACGACCGGGGCGATCACCCAGCACGGGCACGTTCCGGCCGCCAACGCCGCCTTCACCCTGGGTGCCATGCGGGCCACCGCGATCAGCGTCGAGCAATACGCGCAGGTGCAGCGCTCGGCCGGCGCCGTCGCCCTGGTCGGCGGGGCGATCGTCCCAGTGGCGGCGCCGAAGCTCGACCTGGTCCGGCTGCGGGCCAATTTCACCGCCAAGGTCGACGCCAGCGCCGAGAACGCCCGCGGCAAATTCATCTCCGGCGGCGCCGGCCACGCGCTCGAGTACCTGGCGAGCCTGGCCGAGGCCCACGCGATCACCACCGCCCCGGACCCGCTCGATCCGGCGCTCTACCCCTGGCTCAGCGCCGACGTGGCGGCGAAGACCACCGCGGCAACCCCCTACACCTTGCGCGAGGCCGCTGCCGCCGCGATCGCCGCCGCCGCGGCCTGGAACGTGGCCGGTGCGTCGATCAAGCAGCTGCGCCTCGCGGCCCGCCAGTCATTGGCTGCGGCCACCACGGCGGCGCAGATGCAGGCCATCCTGAGCGGCCTGAAATGGCCGGCGGCGGGGCCATAACAGGGGAGCGCCAGGTGACAGCAAATCCCGAAGACGACCAGGAGCCCAACTCGACCAGGGAAAACATCCCGATCGCCGCTTTGCGCCGCGAGATCATCGCCCGGCTCGAAGGGTTCATGACGGTCCTGCGGACCCGGCTCGACGGGATCGACAAGGCCACGGAAGTGTTCTCGGACAACCTCACGCGGGTGCCCACCGAGACGGACAAGCAGGTGTCCGGACTCGCCAAGCTAGTCGACGAAAAGCTGCTGCGCCTGCACGACAAGACCGAGCAGGCGGATGTCCGCTACGAGCAGCGCTACATCGCCTCCCAGGCCGCCCTCTCCGCCGCGTTCCTGGCCTCCCAGAGCGCCGTCAACGCCGCCCTCGCCAGCGCCAAGGACGCGGTGCAGGCGGCCTCGGTCGCGGCGGAAAAGGCGGTTTTCAACCAGAACGAGGCCAACACCGCAGCCATCGCCAAGACCGAAATGTCCGTCGCCAAGCAACTCGAAAGCATCATGAATTCCCTTCGCGTTGCGGCCCAGACCCAGGACGACAAAATCACGCTGATCAACGCGCGCCTGGACCGCGGCGAGGGTGCCGACACGAAACAGAGCGCAAACCACGCCAATACCTATTCTTTGGCCGCCATTGCGGTGGCGGGCGTGCTGGCGGTTCTATCGATACTCACTTACGCGCACAGCCTCATCCCGGGCGCCGCGCCGGCGCCGAGCGTGGTCTATGCCGACCGTCCCCTCGTGGTGGCACCCGTCCCTCCGACCGCGCCGCCGGCGACCCGCTAGACGCGGGAACCAATCCGCCCCTGTTGTCGGCGCATGGAAAACCTCATTGCCCTGATCACCCCGTTCGTGCCGGCGCAGTATCTCGCGATCCTGGTGGTGATCGTCCCCTCGCTGGTGACGGTCTGCTCGGTGATCGATGCCACGATCCCGCAGCCGACCGCCGGCTCGAAATGGGTCGGGATACGCAAGGTGATCAGCACGATCGCCCTGTCCGTCGGCCACGCCGCCAACGCCGTCCCGGCCGGCCTGCCGACCAGCGTGGCCGCCTTCACCAAGGACGCGGCAGCGGTGGTCGCGGCGGCACCGGCGATCGCGGCGGTCGGGGCGCAGGCGACCCGCCTCGCCAATGACATCGATCCGGGGATCAAGCTGTGAGCCTCGCCACCCCGTCGCATCTGCCGCTGTTCCTGGCGTTCACGCTCCCCGAGGAGGGGGGCTATTCGAACGATCCCGGCGACCCGGGCGGGCCGACCAATCTCGGGATGACGATCGGGACCCTGAGCGACTACAACGCCGCCCACGGCCTTGCTGCGCCAACGATCGCCACCGTCAAGGCGCTCACGCTCGCCAAGGTCCAGCCGATCTACAGCGAGCTGTTCGACCAGGTGGTCGGGTCCGAGCTGATGCCGGTCGGCGTGGGTCTGATGGCCTTCGATTTCGCGGTCAATGCCGGCCCGGTCCGCAGCGTCGAGGAGATCCAGGAGGCCGTCGGCACCGACGAGGATGGCGGCTTCGGGCCGCTCACCCTGGCCGCGCTGCAGAAAATGGATCCGACGACGCTGATCGCCAGGCTGGCGGCGGCGCATATCGCCTTTTATCAGAGCCTGTCGACCTTTGGTCAGTTCGGCTCGGACTGGGTCGCCCGGGTGGGCCGCTGCCAGGCCAACGCACTGGTGCTGCAGGCCGGCACCGGCGGGGCGATCCCGACCACCACGCCGACCGCCGGCCCCAGCAAGCCGGCACCGCCGCTGCTGATCGCGGGATCGACCGGCAGCCTCGTGTCACGGATGCAGACCGCCCTGCAGAAGGCCGGGTTCTACCTTGGCTACCGGGTCGACGGCGATTTCGCGGCCGGCACGCTGGCGGCCGTCGAGGCCTATCAGCGTACGAAGGGGCTCCTGGCCGACGGCGAGGCAGGCGGCATAACGCTGGCCGCACTTGGCCTCCTGACAGTGGAGACACACTGATGACCCTACGGAGAGCCCTGCTCGCCGGCGCGTTCACCCTCGCGCAGATCGCCCAGGCGTTCGCCGACCCGGCCACGGTTCCGATGGGCGCCCCGGTCGTGGTGATCCCTGCCATCGTGGCCATCGCCTCCGAGCCGAGCCCGTTCGGCCTCGGGCGGACCTATTACCGGGTGCTCAACCCAGGCCTGGTGACCGACGGCACGGCCTGGTGCGCGCGCGGCACCGCGACCCCGCCAGGTGTCAATGCCGCGGGCAGTTTTCCGATCGCGCCTCTCGGCAACGCCCTCGGGGCCCCCTGGAAGGAGGAATTCAACTCGACCACGGGCGGCTACGTGCCGCAGGGGGCGCTGGTCTGCGTCTCCGACGGCGGGCCCGGCGGATCGGCGGCGGCCAAACTGACAGTGGAGACACGCTGATGACCCTACCGAAATGGGCCGCTGTCATCCTGGTGGCGATCGCCTATGGCACGCTGACCGGGCGCGCCCTCGCGGTGGAGGGGGGGATGACCTACGCGGTGCCATACGGGACCCCGGTCACGGTGATGCCGAACGCGGTCAGCACCGGCCCCGTCCAGGCCGGCTACACCCCGCTCCGGTTGTGGTCCAGAGTGTTCAACAACGGGCCACCGAGTGCGCCCACTTTGTGGTGCAGCCGCTTCGGGGCGCCCGTCGCGGGCGGCGGGAACGCCAGCTTTCCGCTGGCCGCGGCGGGTTCGCCCGACAACATCAATGGCTGGCCGTGGTACGAGGAGTTCGGCACGGCGATTGCGCTGCCGGTGCCGCAGCTCGCGCTGCAATGCACCTCGGCCGGGAGCAACACGGCGGGCACCGCCGGCACCGCCGCCGGCTCCATCACGGTGGAGTATCGCTGATGCGCGCGATTTGGCTGCTATTTCTGGCCGCCGCCCTCGCCGTTCCGGTCCCGGCATCTCTCCCAGCCTGGGCCAGCTCCTTCGGCGCCGTCAGTAGCGGCGGTAGAGGCGGCAGCGGCGGCAGCGGCGGCGACCTGCTGCTGACGCCGTCTCGTTTTAACCGCACCGTTAATCTTGCCAAAAGCATAGCGGCCGGAACAGGCGCAAAGTATTGCGCTGTTGGTGATAGCATCATTACCGGCCTCGGCGGCAATACCGGGAGCTTGCTCCCGTATGCGAACAACATAACCGCGTCTGATGTCCTATGGGGCCGGTTACAGCAGCGCATCAGGCAGGACGAAGCCGCGAACGGGATTGCGCTGACGAATGCCAACTTCCTCAACTTCGCGATAGGTGGCACCACCCTATCCGAGATTTCTGCCGGGCAGTCTGGCGGCTCGTCGTCCCTGGCGACATCAGGGATTGCTTATCCTTCGTGGTGGACGACGACGACAGCCACCTGGCTTTCGTATCTCAACACGGCGGGTTGCACGACGGTATTTATCAATACCGGCGTGAACGATCCGGGTTATGAGGCGGTTGCTACCTGGACGGCGGTATTTACACAGCTTGCGGCGTTCACTGCCATACCCGACGTTGTGCTCATAACGAACACTGTTGCAAATGTGGCGGCGGGCGGCACTTACGCGTTGGCAAGCTCGCAGGCCGGTTATCAGGCCAACATGGCACTGCAAAGAAGCTTGGCGTCCACACAAAACAAGCTCGGTTCTACGACACTCGGCTCTATCGGACTGATTGATATTGGAAGATATTTTGACGAAGCGGTTTTAGGTTTTGATCCAACTATTCAGAACCTTTCTTACAATATACCACTGACGGCGCCAATTACTGGTATAACGACGTTTCCTTATACGCTGCCGATGACCCCGGGAGGGGATTTCTGGGTATCTATTACACTATCGGGAGCTCCTATTACGTCTTCTAGCATAGTGAAATTGTTTTACAGTGATAGTCTTGGTGGTAACGGCGGATCGCCCGCCGTGCAGTTGTTGAATATGCAGACGACCAATGGGACAAATACTTACGCAACTTATTATTACGGCGGGCCGGCGGCTATACAGGGCAACATTACGACTGGTTGGGGAACTGGCCCAGTTACTCTAACCTTCGCGTTTCAGGGGGATCACGTTACCGCATATATCGGCGGGACCATTACGGCTGGTGTTCTGTCTAATGAAGTGCTGGTAGCGGACCTTTTGCTTCCGCGCCTTATTACTGGCTTTTCTCCGACTATAAGCGTAACAAATCCGCCAGTTGGCCTAACTATGACTATCAACGGTTACGCTGTCGGCGTGCAGCGCGCTACTCCTGTGGTTGTTCAGCCAAGCGTTTGCTACGGAACCAACAACGGAACGCAGCAAGCCAATGGCATTAACCATGACAGTAGCACTTGCTTAAATCAGGTGTATTTCCCGGTTCTTCAAGCTACTCAATTCTAGAGCTACTGACAGTGGAGACACACTGATGACCCTACGGAGAGCCCTGCTCGCCGGCGCGTTCACCCTCGCGGCCCTTCTGGCAGCCGTCGCTGTCCTGCCTTTCCCGGCCTGGGCGCAGGATTCGGCGGGAGGCGGCAGCCTGTCCCGCAACAGCGGCAGCACCTACACCAACCCGCTCACCTATCTCACGCCGTCCGGCGGCGACGACACCGCGCAGATCGCGGCAGCGTTCAACACGCAGCCTTTGGTCGCGTTCCTGCCGGGCCGGACCTACAAGATCTCCACGGCGGGCGTCATCGTCTGGAGCCCGCTGCAGACCCTGGTCGAGGGCAACGGCGCCGTCTTCGACCTCAGCGCCATCCCGCAACCCGCGACGGTCGCGGCCGGCGACGAGGTCCATTTCGCCACCGCGTTGCCGGTGATCGCCTCCGGCACGGCCGTGCGCCAAGGCGACGGCTCGATGACCTTTGCGGGTGGCTATGCTGGCTATCTCATCACCGCCCCGCCTTATGCGCAGGTCTCGATCGCCGCCACCTCGACCGGGGGCGCATCGCTGGAGATCGACTCGTACCTGTCGGCGACCCCGTTCCACCCGCAGAGCGCGCCTGGCACCAACACCAATCACTCCCTCGGCGTCCTGCCCGGCACATTCAGCTATTCGTACCAGAACCAGACCGCCTATCCGAAGCAGTACTGGCTGACCGTCAACAGCAGCGGAGCGACCGGAAACCTCACCGCGCTGACCTACACCACGCCGTCCGCCTGGCAGCCGATCGTCACCGCCATCCTGGTCACCACCGACAACACGCCGACGCCGGTGCCGTCCGCGACCGGCGGCGGCTTTGACCGCTATTACGCGCATCCGTTCGAGGACGTGACCTTCCGTGGCGCCGGCGCCGGCGGCTATCCAAACAATTTCACACCAGGCGTCGGCGTTTTTCTGTTCGACGGCCAGGATCAGCTCAACCAGCGCAACGTCATCTCATCGCGAAAGAATATCGTCGAGGACGGTTTTGCGATCGGTGACGTATTCTTCAACAGCAGCTTTGCCAACAACTGCGAGAATTGCTGGTTCGATTATGGCGGAATTGCCTGGGTCAATGCCGGTGGGGTGAATACCGGTGAGATCGTCAACTGCAGCGGCTGCTACTTTGACATCAATACCGCAGCGATCGACAATGGTGGCGCCAACATCGTCCATCTGATCGATACGCATTTGGACTATAACAACGACACGATCGTCAACAATCAGGGAAATATCGTCGTCACCGCCGGTTGGCTGGAAACGAATGGCCTGGCGACGTCCGGTCGTGGTGCGGTGATAACTGGCTCTTTCGGCAATATAGTATTCGAAGGCACCAACGTATTATTCACCAATCCTACGGTCAGTCCAGGCAATCCGTGTCCGTTCAACGTCAGCAACGGGGCGACATTGTCTTTCAACAATATCCCGACAGTCCAGAACATGATCGGCTATGCGGGCTGCTTCAACCTGTCAACGACCGGGACGATCTTTATCAACGGCAAGATTGTCACCGCCGGGATCGCGGGGCTTGCCTCCCTGATCCAGGGCCTCAATCCGTGGGTCGACAACCCGGTTCGGACCCCGATCGTCGCCGGCGCGACGCAGACGATCGTCATGCCGAACAACGGCCGCGCCACGCAGCCGGTCACGCTGACGTCGTCCACCACCATCACCATGGCGCGGCCGACCGGGTTTCCCTACACGGGCGAGCTGCTCAAGCTGGACCTCATCCTGCAGAACGGCACCGGCGGCTTCACCCCCTCGTTCAGCAACGCGATCGTCTGGGCCGGTGGCACCGCGCCGACCTACGGCACCGCTGCCAACGGCGAGAACGACGTCACGATCACCTGGGACGGCACCACCTGGCGCGGCAGCCTGGGCCTCAACTAGCCACCCGCGCCGGCAGGTCCGGGGCCAGCAGGTCCGGGTGCAGCATGGACGCGTCCAGCAGCTCGATGCCGACCAGCCGGCCGAGCGCGTCGAAATCGAGCAGGACCGAGTCTGACACGCAGAGCGTGCGGACCACCGCGCCCGGCGCGATGGTGCCGGCGAGGGAGATGTAGGCCACCCCGGCGTCGGGGTCATGCGTGACGGTGATCCCGAGACCGATCACGGCGTGCGCGCGCGGCCGCGAGACGCCCGCAGCGCCTCCAGCTCGCCTGGCGCGAGAATGATCGGCGCATACCCGCAGATGATCCATTTCCGCAGCACCGGCTCGCACACCGTCCCGCAGTACACACACTGCCAGGTCACGATCGCGAACCTGTCCCAGGCGTCCTGGACACCCTGGAAATCGCGCAGCGCACCGCGCTTGGCGCAAGCCGGGCAGCGGCTGGCGGGCGACGGAGTTTTCACTTATCCCCTCCCGTTCTCACATTAAGATGTGATAACCTTTCGACTTGAGGCTGAGCAACGGTTAATTCCGACAACCGGAAGGGCATCATGTCTGACGAACATCATGACGTTCACGAATCGACGGCGTCCCCACTGACCGCGGCGGCGGTGGAGGAGATGATGGGCCGGTGCCTCCGCGAACGCGGAGAACAGGAGGGGGCGACGATCGCCGTCGCCGGCGTGGTCGCCAGCTACGTCTTCGACCGCGATCGCATCGCGGCCAACGCTGAGCGGATCGGGGCGATGCTGGCCGAGCTGCCGGATCAGTTCCACGCCAACCGCGGCCAGGGCTGGTCGTTCCTCAACGCCTGCGAGGACCGGCATGGCAGGCAATGGACGGACTTGCATCTGACGATGGAGGCGTTGTTCGCTCTCGGGATCGCCTGTGGGCGGGCGCGCTGGAATCTGCCGCGGGATATCTGGCCGGCACTCCCCGGGGGGATGCCCTACGTCACCGTGGCGCCAAAAGGAGGGCTCTTGCCGTGACCATCGATGTCGAAAGCTTGAAGGCCGAGTGGATGGCGCTCGGCGTGCGCCTGATCGAAGCCGGCCGCGACTACGAGCGCGCCGAACTCGCTCGCAAGTTGACCGAGCTGATGGGCCCGGAAAAACCGCCGGCAACGCCAGCAGCGGCCAAGCCGGTCCGCGTGTCCCTCGCCAAGACGCCGCCGAAAACCACCCCGCAAAAACCGGCCCCGAAGCCGCTGCTGGGAAAGCCCACATTGCCGCTGTCGCCGGCGTCGTTGGATGTCGCGGTCCTGTTGGTGGTACGCAGTCTGGCCGAACCGGCCGGCGTGGCGGAGATCACCCGCCGGGTCCGCGTCGGCGGGATGCCCACGGCGACCGACTGGGTGGTGCGGAACGCGTTGCGCAGGCTGGCCGCCCCGGGCGGCCCGGTCACGGAATATGAGAAAAAATTCCGCCCGAGCCCGGCGCCCAACGGTCTCGCCGCACCCATGCAGCCCGCCGCACCGCCGTGAGATGGCTCGCCTGGTGGCTGATGGTGCGCAGCATCCGCTGGTGGGCGACGTCCTACATGGACGAGTTCGAGCTGCTGTTGATGGAGACGGATTGGGGCCCGGTCTATGTGACCCTGTCGCGTCGCAGCGAGTGGCCTGACACGTTCGACCGCGTCATGCCAAACGGGCGGGTCATACCACCCGACGAGGAGGACGATCGTGGAGACGAAGGAATACCATCGGCTCGATAAATCCGCCTGGGGCGACGGCCCCTGGCTTGCGGAGCCGGACAAGCGCCAGTGGCAGGACGGCGCGACCGGTCTGCCCTGCCTCGCCGTGCGCTCGGACGCCACTGGCGCCTGGTGCGGCTATGTCGGGGTTGGCAAGGACCATCCGATGTATCAGGCGGCTGCCCGTGACCTCGATTGGCTCGACGTCCATGGCGGCCTGAACTTCTCCGGCGCCTGTATGCATACGCCGGAGGAGGAGGGCGTGTGCCACGTGCCCGCCGCGGGCGAATCCGACGATGTCTGGTGGCTCGGCTTCGACTGTGCGCACCTGAACGACCTGATGCCGGCCATCGAAGCCATGCCGCGCGATCTCCAGCATGTCCCAACCTGGTCGGCATGGCCCCGGCACTACCGCACGCTCGCCGACGTCGAGGCGGAGTGCGCTGGTCTGGCCGCCCAGCTCATCCAGGCGGCCGCGTAGTCGGGATGTCTGACCTTTTCCCGGACCTACCCGAATTTGCCCTTCCTCTGCCGCAAGACGAACTGCGGCTGCTTGCATCGTTGCCCGAATGGGAGACTGTGCTGGAGATCGCGCAAGAGGACGAAGCCGCGTGCCGACGGCTTGAGCGTCGCGGGCTGGTCAAGGTCCATCGGTGGAAGGCTGACCCCGTATCTTTGCGGGCGACCATGTATGCCGGAAAAGTGGTGCCCAACGATGGCTGAGGAGCCAGGCTGGCAGATCTTCGGGCTGCCGATACGCGGGCGGAGCTGCGGGAGTTGCCACGCCTGCTGCACCCATGTGCCGGTTGAACTGGCGACCAGGCACAAGCCGGCCGGCATCAAATGCACGCACCTGCGCGCCGGTGGCTGCGGCATTTATGCCGATCGGCCGAGCGGCTGCGCGGCGTGGAACTGCCGCTGGCTGTTCGATCCCGGGGTGGTGGAGGCCGGACTGCGGCGCCCCGACCTCGCCGGCTACATCATCGATCCGATGCTCTGCACGATCATGGCGAACGGAGAGCCGCTGGACGTGGCCCAGATCTGGGCCGACCCGAAGCGCCCGCTGGCCCACCGCGACCCGGCATTGCGGGCTTATCTGGTGCGCCTGTGCGCGACCCATGGGCTGCTGGCGCTGGTCCGCCACGCGATCCCTGGCGAGGGCCTGCTGCTGATCCCGCCGGCAAAGTCCGCGACCGGGGAGTGGCTGGAGCTCGACGCGCCTCTGGTCAGCGACGCCCAGGTGACACGCAACCCGGCCTATCGGCCGTCGCAGATGCGGCTGACGGCGACGCTCGGACGCTGAGCCAAAAAAAAGCCGACCCATGGGGCCGGCCTAGTACGCCATTTCGTGAGGATGAGAGATCGAATGTGGTAATCCGATCCTCTCCCCTCGCAGCTTGAAAATCAACCCTGAACATGGGGACGGGAAGCGGCGTCGTCCGGGTGCAGAAAACCCCGGTCACCCTGTCGCCGGTTCGGTGATCCGGGGCTGACTGGTCCAGGCAAGGCCGCCATCACCTCAAAGACGCTGAAGGGAATGGTCTTCACTGTGACCATGCCGGGCGCGGCCTGGACCGGGCGCGGCGGCGTGTAGGTCTGTCGTTCGGTGCGATAGCCCGCGTCGCCCGTCCAGAGGTCGAAGACGAGCACTGCCTGGGGTAACGGGCCCACCGTGATCTCCAACTCGAATTCCTCGACGTGGCGCAGATCACCCTGGGCCTGATTCCCGGTGTCCGATAGTGCCATCAGAAGTCCCTCGAGATGCTTGCCCAGGGTGTTTCCGTAGTTGCTGAACAACGGCGCGAGAGTACCGACTCCAGGGGTTGCGACGCACTCGCGCGTGACCCGCGGCGTGTCGCGCCGGTCGTGATCAAAGATCCGCAGTTCGCCTTCGACCAATGATCGATAGCGCCGCACAGTGTTCGGCGCGTCTGTCATCGGGTCGGCGGTGGCGATCGCGAGCGCCAGGTTGACGCAGTGCCCGACCGTCACGTGCGCCTCCTGCCGCCGGCCCTGTGATCCCTGGGGCCAGAGGCTGATGCTGCGTTCCCGGAGCGCGCGCGCGGCACGGAACGCCGTGGCGGGAAGAACGCCCATCACCTCCGCCATGTCGTTGATCGCACGGGACGCGGTTGTCACACGTCTTGTGTGGCTGCAGATCGGGACCAAGGTCAAGCCCACGCAGCAATAGAACGCGATAACCTTTCAGCATCCGTGGGTTGGCGGTGACTTTTATGCTTTTGCGGAGCACTCCCTGTTTTGCGTGAGGGAGTGCTCCCTAGCCACTGGCTAGGGAACACAGTGAACAGAAGGCGAATCGTGCAGGTGTATGCAAAAAAAAAGTGTTAGATATCAAGGCCTGCAGGGGGGATACCTATTTTGGTAAGGGAGCGGCGGTAGTTCGATTCTACCCAGCAGCATCAATGGGTTAGCCGAAGCTTCCAAGGGGTGATTCCTGGCCAGTGGCTAGGGATTCCGCCGCACCCGCGCCGGCGGCTGAGACAGTGCTCGGGTCGCGTCGGCCAGATACTCCGGGCTGAAATGGCCATACACACGCTCCACGATCGCCGCGCTGTTGCCCAGAAATACCCCGACCTCCTCGGCAGAAACCCCCGCCTGGACCATCCAGCTGGCCGCCGTGTGACGCAGGGTATGCGGCCCCACCCCGGGCAGCCCGGCCCGCTGGCAGGCCGAGGCGACCCCTTTGCGGACGCTCCGCACCGGCAGCCCGCCATACTCGATCACCCGGTCGGTGGTCCGCGCCGGGTAGGCCTCCGCCAGAGCGGTGCGCAACGCAACGGTCATCGGCACGATCGCGCGGCGTTTGTTCCCCTTCCCGGCGCCGAAGTCGATCCGCTCCGCCGTGAAGTCGACCTGGTCCCAGCGCAACTCGATCAGCGCCCCCATCCGTGCCCCCGTGTAGAGGCCGAGCATCATGAAGAGATACACATGCGGGGCGTCGGTCGCCCCCAGGAGCCGCTCCGCTTCCTCTCGGGTCAGCCACCGGGTCTTCGCCGCCGGCGCCTTCGGGAGCTCGATATAAGGCTCAACGGTGATCCAGCCCTCGCCGAGCCCCCAGCGCAACGCGGCACGCAGGGTCACCAGCTCGCGTATGATGGTGCCGGCGCCGATCGGCTTGCGCCGCTTGCTGCCCGGAGCCTGCCAGCCCTCGGTGCGCCGGCTCATATGGTAGGTCCGGCACACCTGGCGCGACAGCGTGCTGGGCAGCATGTACCCGAGATGCCGGCTCAGGGCGGTGCAGGCGTGGCGCAGGGTCTCAGGAGAGGCGACGCGCGGGGTGCGGTCAGCGAGATAGCCGGCAAGCAGATCGGCGACTGTCGGCTCGGCCGGCGGCAGCGGTGTCTCGCGCCCGTGCTGGAACTGTCTCAGATAGGTTTCGGCTTTGACGCGGTCGCTTGTCCCCGTCGAAACGCGGTATTGTTTGCCCCCCTCCCACCACGTGACATAGAGACGATTGCCGCGTGGTGTGAGCGAGTATCTGATGTCTTTGCTGCGGGTGCTGTCCATTGTCGTGCCTCGTATGCCTCGATGTCCGATTGGCGAATGCGAATGAGTTTGCGGACGCGGATAAATCCGATCTCGCCGGACTCGATGAGATTGTAGACAGTGCGCTGACTGCATTGCCAGCGGAGCGCGACCTGGGGAATCGTCCGCGAAAGGTCATCATTCGCCATCGTTTGCCTCCCGTACGCTTTCTAAAACCCGCCAGTCCGCCCGCTCCGCCGGCGGCACCTGACGCAGCGCGCAGTCCTCCGCCGCCTGCTGCGACGCCGTCAGCACCATGATGATCCGCTCCCGCCTGTCGCGGCCGATCTTGCGGATCGTCACCCGGTAGCGCCACCACCCGGGCGTGTCCTCGGCCATCGCTCAGATGCGGCCGAGCGCCAGCAGGATCAGCAGGACGATCACCACGATCCCGAGCAGCCCGACACCGCCGGTGGTGGCGTTGAACCCCCCACCGCCCCAGCCCGAGCGGAATCCGTAGCCCCCGCCGCCCAGCAACAGGACGATGAGAATGATGATGAGAATGGTCCACATGACGTGCCGTCCTTCGCTTCAGGTTGTTCCGGCCAGCTGCAGGCACCCGATCCGGACCGAGCGGGGATCATCCGGCCGGCCGGCCGTGGTCACGGCCACCCGGTAGCGGCAGATGGCGCAGCGCACCTCGTAGTAGCCGCAACGCTTCGCCGGATAGGCGAGGCGGGTGAAACAGGATTGCCCCGTCGGGCCGGGCACCTCGACATCGATCCCGTCCGGATAGGCGGGGTTGGGCTTGCATTGCGGCTCCCGCCCGCCGTCGACCCACACCACCGACAGATGCCAGTGTTCCTGTTCCATCAGCGCACGCGCTCCGGGACAAAAGTGACCGCCATGTGGAGGATATTGTCGTCGCCGTCATGCGTCTCGCCACGCTCGGTCCGGTAGAGATCGCCCCCCGGCACACGCAGGCGATAGACCCGGGTCCAGACGCCAAACGCGGTTTTTGGCGGCACGGAATAATGCTCCCATTCGGCATTAGTGCTCACGCGGAAAATCCCTCGAAACGCTGGTCGGCTTGCCCATCACCGTGATCTGCAGCGTCCCGTCCCTCAGCTGAGCGACGAGATACTCCGCCAGCGCGTCGGCTTTTGCCTGCGTGGCGGCGACAAAACACAGCGTGACCCGGCGCCCCCGTTGCTCGACCTGCACCTCATGGCCGACGGTCGGCAGGCTGTAGCTCACGACGGGACCAGCGCGTCGCGCGCTGCCGCCAGGACGTCGATATTGCCGAGCCGCGGGCGGAACCGGATGACGATCACCTCGGGGTTCTGATCCCACGCGCCCGGGTCGTGCAGCACGTCCCACAGCGCCTGGAAATGGGCCACGCTCTCCACCCCCTCGGCCCGTGCATCGGCCTCGGTGATGGCCTGCAGCCGCTCCACGCGGGTCGCCGTCACCGACAGGGTGAGTCGGGACGCCCAGCGCGGCATGTGGAACGCGTTGCGCGGGGCCGCGTAGTCATTGGTGACCGACGGGTCGATCTCGCCATCGGCCAGGTAGGCGACCGCCCGCTGCTGCCGGTCGTCGGTCACGCAGGCCTCGCGCACCCAGAGCGTGTCACCCCGCGTGGTCAGGCGCAGCACCGGGCTGTTGGCCTTGCGCCGTGTGACGGTTTTTCCGGCGCCTGGCTGGGCGATTTCCCGCAGGATCGCCTGCACCATCGACGGGCTGAACAGGATCGGGCGGTCGGTCACTGGGAATCCTTTCCTCGATTGATAGCACGTGAATGCGGACGTCCTTCATGTCGCGCATCGCGAAATCCCGGGGCGCGTGCCGGTCGAGATCCTCGGCCCGGCAGATCCATTGCGCGATCGGGTGGTAGGGCGTCGGCCCCCAATACACGTACATCACGCGGGCGCGGCGCCGCTGCGTCCGGCCGGCGTGGTTGGTGTAGAGAAAGTCGATCGTGGTCGACAGGCTCGGGACAAAGCTCGTCACGGCACCGGGCCTGGCTTGCGCTTGATCGGACTGGGACGGCGCGGCAGGTCCTTCATGCGGCAGACCAGCCCGCTCACGACCGGTTTTTCCAGGCCCAACTGCTGCGCGATGGCACCGACCGACAATCCCTCCGCCCATAATTTGCGTATCTTGTCGCGGGTCCGGTCGGAGTGCTGGTTCTCGGTTCGGGTCATGGCGGGAACTCCTGGACAGCCAGATCCGTCGGGATCGGCGCCCGCCGCGCCATCTGCTTCAGATGGAACGGGACCGCCCGCGCCAGGCACGCGGCCTGCAATTCGCGGGCCCAGCCAGGATCCATGTCGCGCGCACGGCGGCCTGATTCGCCGCCGCAAATCACCCAGTCGATGTCGATCTCCGGCGCCCAGTGCGCGCCCGTCAGGAGCGCGGTGCGGGCGTCGATCGACGCGGTCCACGGGCACACCGGACCCAGCATCGGCTCGACCGACAGATAGCGCAGCGCCGCCGGCGTCGCCCGCAGCAGCGGGATACGCTCCTCGGCACGCATCTGGTCCTCCACGCTGACGCCGAGCCAGACGTTTGGCAGCGGCCAGCCGCCGGGCCGCATCAGGAAATCGGGGTCCGGCACATCCTCGCCCTGCAGGGTCCGCATCGCCTCGCGCACGCGCGCCCGGGTCGGCGTCGAGACGTATGCGCGCATGATATGCGCCCGCTTGGTCAGCACCTGGAACGTGTGCTCGCGCGAGGCCGCCATCACGGCCCATACCCGGTCGATCCACTCCACCGGCACCCCCTCGTGGAACAGATCGCCGTGCGCAACCACAAAGATCCGGCGCGGCCGGGTCCACCCCAGCGGCTGTGCGGCCCATTGCTCGTTCCAGCGGACATCGCCGGTCCAGACCGGGCCGCCTTTGGCGAATTTGGTGAGCCCGCTGCGGCTCGGGTGGTGACGCAGGCGCGTGCCGGCCAACCGCATGGCATAACATCCTGTGCAGCCCGGGCTCACGACGGAGCACCCGGTGATGGGATTCCACGTCGCGTCCGTCCAGCTGATAGGGGTCCCGTCAGCCACCGATGTCCCCGGCCCGGGCCCCGGCCTCGAGCGCGTCGAGCTCCGCCTGCTCGCGCGCGTATTGGTCGAGCATCCGCAGCTGGACGACCGCCTCGCCGAGAAACTCCATCCAGCGCGGCTCATTGCCGTCGGGCCGTATGGGTGCGTCGGGGAGGAACCCGCTCGCGAGGCAAATCTCCCGCGCCAAGGCGTTCTGGCGCGCGATGAGTTTCCGGTCGTATTTCATGGCAGCCACCCGAGCGTTGGCAGACCGATATGGCCGTGCTGCCAAACAAACCAGGCGTAGGCAACGCTGCCGCCTGACGCCGGGACCGACGTGCCCCCCGGCGGCATCGACACGCGCGAGCTGCAGACCCACACCCGCGCGAACGGCGTCGACAGGAACAGCTGTCTCCGGCGCTGCCCCTCCAGGAACGCCAGGCGACCAAACATGACGATTTTGCTGGTCGCGAACGTCACAGCGCGCGCGATGAATTTTTCGGCCAGGCCGAAAGGCGGGTTGGTGAGGACGTTGGCAATTCTGCGATCGGCAGGGAAATCGTCGGGCGAGAGGAAATCCATCACTGCGCCATAGCCGCGATCGACGATGTCGCTGCCACCGGCAGCCAGGCCGCGGGCGATACAGGCCAGCGGGATATTGCCGCTGCCGCAGGCCGGATCGAACACGATTCCGTCGAACGCCTCGACGTCGAGGAGTGCGTCCACCGCGGCGCGCGGCTCGCAATACCACTCATGCGGCACCTTCTCGTAACCGGAGCTGCGGGCGTGGCCTGTCATCAGAGCGCTTCGGCCGGGGCGCCGTAGAACAGCGGCAGATCGACGGCCACCTGGACGCGCACGCACGCCTCCTCGAACGCCACGCGGAACGCCCGTTCGATCGCGTAAATGTCGAAGTACCAGGTCAGCGCGCCGTCTTTCTTGCGGTACTTCAAGCGCACCAACAGCTGGAACGCCGCGTCCCCCTCGAACACCGGAATCGCCACCACGAACGCCGTCGGCAATTTGACGTCCGCGACAAAATTCGATGTGTGGGTCTGCTCGTAGGCCACCGCCATCTCGCCGGTGTCGAGGTTGGCGACCGACTTGAATTTTTCCTCGCTGGTCAGCGAAAACCCGCGTGCCACCTTCAACAGTTCGTCGGGCGAGCCGATCTTGAGCCCCAACTGAGACACCAGAGTCAGGATCGTCTGATCCGACACATCCCTGGCGGCCAGAATGTCGAGGATGTTGTCTTCCAGGAACGCCGCCAAATCCGCCTGCGCCATCGCCTGCCGGTTTTTGCCGGACCAGATCGTGTAAGGGCGAGAGAGCGGAAACGAGAACAACGCCTTGAACCGGCCCCAGCGCGGCCGCGCCTCCACGGGGGCGTCGCTGGGGGCGGTGCGCCCGAGCACCTCCTCGTGGTAATCCAGCACCGCCAGCAATGTCTTCGCCGTGGCGTCCGCGAACAGGACCGACGAATGTTCCTTCATCCGGTTGGTGAAATCGATCAGCGATTGCAGCGAGGACACCATGACCTTGCCGCGGCGCGCGGGCGGATGGGGCAGGCCCGCCAGGATCTGGTCCGTCAGGTCGGAGACCTTCAAGTCGCCCGTATGGATCAGCAGCGCCCGCTTGTGGCCCGCGACCTGGTCCGGGTCGGCGGACAGCACCGTCGGGGAGACCGCGTTATAGGCCAGTTTGGCGATCTTCTCGACGCAATCGCTGATATCAGCCATTTGAACTGTTTCCATTCCGGATCGGGGTGATCAGGCCGTCGTGCGCAGCTCCTGCTTCGGCACCGCGCGCAGCTCCAGCTCGGCCTGTTTCGGGTTGCGGCCCGAGAGGAACTGTCCCTGCGCCACGTAGAACGTCGACCGGATCCGCTGCGCCGGCGGCAGCTTGCACTTGACGCTCGAATGGGCGTCGATGGCCCCCTGGGTGGCGATGAACTTGATCGTGAGTGTCAGGGTCGCCTCGCCCCTGCGCGACGCGTCGAGGCACATATTCAGCTCGCGCACGATGTCCTCCAGATGGCCCGATACCTCGGACGCGTAGGCGCCGTCCTCGAGCGCGTCGAGCATCTGCGTCGCGCTGCGGTACAGGCCTTGGGGTTGGGGCTGGGTGTCTTCGGACTTCATGATCCTGGTCCTTCGCGATGTTCTTCGCAGCTTGCCCAGAGATGAGCTTGCGGTTCGGTTACCAACACAAGCCCGGCGCGAAAACACGCCTCCCAGGTGAGATACACGCCAGCATTCCTGCCCGACCAGCACGTCCCAAGGTCGCAGACCGCCGCCACCAGCAGCCAGACCGTCACCCGGTCGATCCGAAACCACCGGCGCCGCGCACGGTGTCCGGCAGCGCGTCCACCACCATCATGCGCACGATCGTGACCGGCGCGACCAGCAGCTGGGCGATGCGGTCGCCGCGGTCGACCTGGTAGGCCGATTTCACATCGGTCTCGGCGACATCCGGCACAAACGTGAACAGGCCCATAATTTCGCCTCTGAAATCAGAATCGATCGTGCCGAGATGGCAGGAGATCCCACGCTTCGCCAGTCCGGATCGGCCGCGTATCTGGCCCTCGTAGCCCTCCGGGATGGCGAGCGCGAACCCGAAGCGGATCGTGGTGGGAACGCGCGCCAGCAGCCACTTGCTCTCGGCGGCGTAGACATCCATCGCGACCGCCCCCGCCGACTGATAGCGCGGCACCGGGAGGTCGACATCCTTGGGCAACAGCAGGATCGGAACCACGACCGTCATGGCACAGCTAACACCTGGCTGGGATGCAACCGCAAGCGGAATATGGGCCTCCCGTGTGTTTTTGCTTCAGTTCGGACACGCAACACACTGGAGGAACCCTTTGTGCTAAAACGGGATTTCGTCATCATCGAGGTCATCCTTGGGCGACGCGGCGGCGGACCAGAGGTCGCTGGATGACCGGGGGGTCACGGCGGGTCTGGCCGGCGTGCGGTCGTCCGCGGCATCGGTGTTCCTGGGGTCGAGCAGCACCAGCGTGCTGCGATACATCGCGAGGCAGATCTCGGTGATGTATTTGTCGGCGCCGGCCTGGTCGGTCCATTTGCGGGTCTGCAGCTGGCCCTCGAGATAGACCTTGCTGCCCTTGCGCAGGTATTTCTCCGCAATCTCGCCGAGTTTCTCGTTGAAGACGACGACCCGATGCCACTCGGTTCGTTCCTTGCGCTCGCCGGAAGCGCGGTCGGTCCAGTGCTCGGATGTGGCCACCGAGAAGCTGACGATGCGGCTGCCGTTCTGCGCGGTGCGCCCCTCCGGATCCTTGCCGAGGTTGCCGATAATGATCACCCGGTTCACGCTGCTCATGACTTTAACCTCGTCTGTAATTGCCGATTTCGGCCCGCTTGGTCGCCTCCACGGTACGCATCGCCTCGATGCGCACGCGGATGGCGTCGTAGTTGGCGCGCGCGATGTTGGCGACCCGCCGCGCCTCGACCGTCGCCTCGATGTGCTGGATGTAGGCCTCGCTGCCCAGAGCGAGGTCCTCGGCGGCTTTGCGCGACAGGCCCCGCTCCAGCAGGCGGTAGTCGTTGGTGATCTGCGCCAGCACGATCCGGTGGGTTTTCTCCAGCAGTTCGGCGGCCGCGTGGCTGTCCGCCCATCGGGCACCACGTTGTTCGAGCTCGTGGGCCAGCCCGTGCGGATCGAGCTGGCCCTCCGGCGTCATCCCCCAGTCGCGACTCTCTTCGCTCAAGCAGCGGGCGGCAGGCCCAGCTCCGCCCGTCGGGCCGCCACCAGCTTCTGCGCCTTGGCGCGCGACATGGGTGCCAGCTTCTCGATGTTCGGCCGGTTCGCGTCCTGCCAGGCATCGATGTCGCCGGCCGGCGCGGCACTCAGGGCCTGCGCGAGCAACGTCAGATAGACGGCGATCTCGACATTGCCTTTGTCGTTGAGCGGTATTGTCACCATCAGATCCACGCGCGGCGGCGGTTCAGGGGTGGCGAGGCCGCCGAGCAGATCCGCGGCGGCCTGATCGATCTCCGAGCACAGTGCCAGCGCGTCCGCATTGTGTTCCTCGAGAGCGCGGCGGGCGCGCTCCCCGTCGGCCGCGTGCCACCGCTCGGCGAACGCCTGCGCGAACGAGGCGGGCGTGCGGAACGGCGTCAGGCTGGTGGGCTCGCCGAACGGATTCAAAAGCACCTCGCAGAAATCGCCCGGGCCGTCGTCGACCGAACCGTCCTGCGGTTCCGCGGGCGGGGGCTCTGTCGCCGCCAGACTGTTCGTGGCCAGACTGTTCGCGGCCTCCGCCGGTGCCTCGGCGGCCTCCGTCTGGTCCTGCTCCGCCTGGTCGCAGCGCTTGCCCTGCGCCGCGCAGTGCTCGAGGAACAGGCCATGGGCGATGGGCGAGCGCTGTTTGAGATCCCGGATCGCGTCGCGCCACTCGCCTTTCCACGCCTCCCGTATCGCCGCCAATGCGGCCGGTGTATCGGCCTGCAGCGACGCCAGCCATGCGGTGGCGATCACCTCACCCCAGATCTTGCGGATCGCCTCCGGAACCCGTGTCCGGATCAGATTCCACGCCGCCGCGCGCGCCGGAATAGCGCGGAACGCGCTGAACGCGTCGAGCTCGATCTGCCAGGCCTGCAGCAGGCGGATACCGAGATTCTGCGAGACATCGTCGGCCTCCATCACCTCGTCGCACAATCCGATCAGGCGCTCAAAGCGCGTGCGCAGCTGGTTGGTGTCGCTGGCGATCTGTCTGGTCTCGGGCCCCGACAACGCGACCGGCGGCGTGGCCCGCAAAACGGTCGCTGGACCGCGGCCCTGGTGAACCTGCATACCGTTTCCCTCCGCGATGTTGCCGTCGTCGTCTTCGTCGGACGCGATGTTCAACAGGGTCGCGAAGTTGATGCGCCGCGCGTAGGAGACCGCGGACGCCCAGGCCTGCGGGCCAGGCTTGCCGGCATCGATCGGTCCCTCGGTCTCCATCCACTGCTCGCTGATATGGATCAGCCGCGTGTGGAGCGTGCGGGTCCGGATGTTGACGACGTTGATGACCGCCAGACCGTTCTCGGCCAGGATCGGGCGCGTCATATCGATCATCGTGTCGAGCGTCGTGTAGCGAAACTCGTAATTGCCTTTGTCGCTCTTCACGAAAACCTTTTTGTTCCTTCGCGGCGAGATCATCTCGCCCTGCGCGCGGCACAGCGCGACGACCAGCTCGCCGATCTTCTCGCTCTGCCCGATGACCTGCACCACACTGGTGTTGGTGGTGGTGATGTTCGTGTCCGTCACTTGCGCACCTGGGAGCTGGAGGCGTTCCAGATCTTGATGCCCGGGATTTCCCGGACCCCGTCCTTGGGGCGCACGGCCCCGCCAATCACGGGGACGTTGTAGGTCAGGTAATTGAGCGGGGCGCGTCCCTCCGCCACCGCCTTGACGAGCTCCATCAGATCCACGCCCTCCCAGGTCCAGTTCGCCCGCAGGCTGGTGGTGGAGCCGTACGGGCCCCGCGTGCGCGAGAGGTCGGCCACCGGCGCACGGGCCGCCGCAGCCGCCAGCTCGGCCATCTCCGCTTGCTGGAGGGCGTTGTCGTCGAGATCGGCGCTCTTGGCCGCCGCCGCCGCTGCCGCCGCCTGTGCGGCCTCCTCAGCCGCCTGTTTCGCTGCCTCCTCACGGAGGAGACGTTCCGTCTCGGCCTTTTCGCGCTGGTATTTGGTCAGCACGCCCAAAGGCTGGCCCTTGGCCCCGTTGCCCGTGAAATAGCCGACGGCCGCCTGTAGCCGGGCGGACCACCCGTGCATGAAGAAGGCGTCCGCGGCACGCCCGGCCGCCAGAAAGGGCGCCTTCTTGATCTCGTGCAGCGTGGCCGCCGGCGTGGCCGCGGAGGCGATCTGGGCGGCGAGGTCGGACGCGAACTCGGCCTCGGCCTCGGTGGTCACGCCGGCGGGGTTTTCCTCGCGGAAGCGGTCGACCCGCGCCAGCAGCGCATCGCGCCGCTCGAGACCGGCCGCGTGGTCCGCCGCCCATTGCTCGGTCAGAATTTCCGGATCGATCAGGAGATCGATATCGGGGGCGACACAGGCGCCGCTGTTGTGACCGGCCCCCGGATAGATGTCGGGCATGGAATGTCTGTCCTTTCAGAGCACGGGGATTTGGTTGAAATCGATCGGCCTGTTGGGAGTGGCGTTGGGGTGGCCCGGGATGTCCTTCCAGCCCAGCCGGCGGTCGTATTCCGCCTCCGGCACCCGCAGCCCAAGGAAGGCGCGGTCCATGCCGGCCGCCAGGAACGGCTCGCTTTGCGCCGGCCCCTGCAGGACACCGTTGATGGTGACCGACCACAGCCCGCCGACGCAGTCGATGCGCGCGGGGATCAAAGGGCCCTTGCGGACGAGGCGCACCAAATAGGTGCCGGGCACCGGCGTGTCGCTCGGGCGGGGGACCTGGTCGCGTCGCTCCAGAGAGACGAACTTGTCAGTCAGATTGCGCATGATTTCAACTTTCGGTGCTCACGAAGCGGCCAGCCGTATCACGGAGGAATGTGATGCGCAACGCGAAAAATGGAAAAACACATCCGGTGCCGATGACGCAAAAAAGCCCACCCGGCAGGATTTTCCTGCCGGGTGGGCTGTTTCGTGTCGTGGTGGGGGTTATCCCCCACACCTGTAGCCTTCGTAATACGCGTCTGGCTGCCAGGCCGAGTAATCGGCCTTCAGCTCGTCCCGCTCTTTCCTCGCCTTGCGGATGCTCCCGAGGAGCTCGCGTATGTCTTCCATCAGGAAGGCGCGCAAGGTCGGGTAGACGCGACCCAGGCGGCTAAACTCCCGGAACTCCCGGATCAGAGCCAACAGCTCGGTCCGGAAGTCCCGGATCGTGGTCTCGAGATCGGCGGCGTCCATGCCGGCCCGCCAGGCACGCTGGTAATCCCGCTCCTTCTGCGCGGCGCGCTCCGCCATGCGGTCGGCCTCGTAGGCGGCATCTCTCTCGTTGTCCCAGACCTTGCAACACAAGGTTGACAACATCCCTTCGCCCATCGCGTGTCCGGCCAGGAATCCCCGGCCGTGCGGAAGACGAAAAACGACGCCACGGATTGTCTCGCCGTCGCCGAGGTCGTTCGTCCACCAGCCCCGATGGTCGATGCGGATGTCTGCGATCTTGTCGCACCAGGTCCAGCGCAGACCTGGGTGGAAATCGCAATCGAGATAGAAGCCGTCTCCGGTCTTCGGGTTTTCCTTCGTGATCGGCGTTGGCGAGCCGTAGTAGCTGCCGCTCACCTTGTAGTGGTGCTTCCTGCCCGCCGGCCGCTTGAACACCTCTGGGGTGCCGCAATAGGACGTCGGGACGAGCTGTGGAATTTTGCGCGGAAAACGAAAGCTTGCGAATTCAAAAGAGTCCATTGTCGGTCTCTCCTATTCATCAGTGCCGCGGCGTGATTGCCGGGCGGACGGCCGAAGCCGTTTCGAATTATTATTCCCACACGAGAAACCTGGCCCTGTTCATGGTCAGGTTCGCCTTGCCGGAATTTTCACAGTAGGTCTGGAGCGGCCCCGAGCAGTGCCCGCAGCCGCCGCCCTCGGGCCAAAAACCCTCGCCGGAGCCGTAGCCGTTCCTGGAGTAGAAAAACATCTGCGCCAGGTCCCGCATGGGAAAGCCGCGGCTGTGATTGCAGCAGTCGATCATGACGCAGCAATCCGACAGGAAATCGACGCCTTGCCGTATGGCTGCGTCGATCGTCTCGTCGTGCCATCCGCGACAATCGTCGGGGATATAGTCGGACATTTCCGCGTCGGGATCGTCGGGATCGTCGATCCGGACGTTCTCCACGGCGGTGTCGAGGTAGCTCTCCACGAAGTCTTCCACGTCGGAAGCCTTCAGGCTGGAGTTGCGCTCCATCAGGCAAATTGCCACCTGGGCGCGTAAGTCGTCCACCAGCATTTGTCATGGCCCTCATCTGTCCCTGGTTGATTCCAGGGGGACTGCCCGCAGGCAGTTTCGTCAAGCTGCTGTCAGCAGCTTTACCTCTCCCGCATCGACAACCGTGTCGATGTCCGCGCCCCCGTTCCTGGCGGCGACGATCGCCTCCTTGCGACGCCGGATAAAAGCGCGCGCCTGCTCCAGGCTTGGGAAGTGACCGAGGCGACCGAGATACTCGCGCGCCATGGTGTCGCCGCCGGACAGCTTGTCCTTGACGTACAGACCCTGCGGCCACTCCAGGACCTCATAGTCCTTGGTGTCACGCTTGGTGCTGCAATGCAGGATGTCGTTGTTCGGGTAGCGGTCGATCAGCTCCGCGACGGTCAACGTCGCAGGCTGGGGGAGTTCAACGTCGGTCAGTGCGACCTCGTTGTAACGTGGTGCTGCGATCTTCTTCTTCATCGGATTCAGCCTCATCGGTCCCGGGGTGATTCCCGGGGGACTGCCCGCAGGCAGTTTCGTTCAGGGCGAGGTGATGATCCATTTTCCATCACCCCAGTAAGCGCCACGCACAACCGGCGGGGGCTTGTGGAGATCATCGTTTTCGTCGATGACGCCGTATTTTCCTGGGTTCGCTTTCAACTCGGCGATGCCCCGGGCGTGCTCGTGAGCCCGCCAGGCGTTGAACGCGTCGACCACGTCTTGCGACATGGGCTCACACGTGCGGCCGCGGATCAGGCCGATGGCGGCGACGCACTGGGCCTGCCAGGACGCCTCATCGCCGTTCCAGATGCTTCGGAAGTAATCAGAAGCCTCCCAGCGCACGGTCGCCTCGTAGGGCTGTCCGTCGCCATAGACCTGGTAGTTTACCTCATCGCCGTAAGAGCAAGTCCAACGAAAGCTGTAATCGGCCATTGCGTGTTACTCATCGGTGGCCGGTTGATTCCGGCCGGACCCCCGAGGGGGTTTCGTCTATTCGTGAAGGATCAATGTCGCCGCGTTGGCGATCCTGAAGGCCGCATTCCATCCACCCCAGACCTTCATAAAGCCGACGGTGTGAAGCCGGCAGGTCCGTTCCCCGTCCAGGGGAGGGATGATGAGGTCGAAGTGGACGCAATGGGCCTCGGAGTTGCCGCGCACGGCGTAGACAGACAGGTAATACCAACGCTTTGGCATCACCATTCTGTCGTCATGATCGGGTTCTTTCTCGTTCCACCAAGGCCAGCTGAACCCTTCCGCTTCCATTGACTGGAGCAGAGGTTTCATTCGTTCATTGAGCTCTTCGATGACCGCCCTGATCGTCCTGGGATGTTCAAGGTCGATGGGCGTAACTACCTGATTCATGTGGTGATTCTCCACTCATCTTGCAACCGTGATGGGTTGCGACCCCCGCAGGGGTTTCGTGGCGGTTCCGTTCAGCCGGGGAAGTAGAGTTCTCCCTCCCGGCGCAGGCGCCCGTTGCGCACCAGGATCCCCATGATGGAGGTGTACTGGCTCAACGTACAGCCCGAGGACATCAGGCCAGCGTAGATGTGGCCTCCGGGAGCACCATGTGCCCCGGTGGCCCTCACGGCCTCGCAAATCGCGTCTGCGACGGCGTTCAGAGCGGCCCGCTGTTCGGGCGTGATCGATGCGGACATCAGATGACGCCTGCGAGGACCATTCCGGACTTCATCGAGCCCGTGTCGCATTCCTCGCACCAGCCCTCCGTCTGATCCGGCTCCAGCTCCGATGTGTAGGAGCAGCCGGGGTTCATGCAGATCGCAGGGCAGACGCTGTCGTGCGAAAATGCCTGCAGGAACGCGAGGGTGTCCTTTTCGAATCCCTCGATTTCCACGAGCTCTTCGAGCTTCGTTGCCATTGGGCGTGGTCCTTCGTCAGTGGCCTGGTTGATTCCAGGCCGGACCCGCCAAGGCGGGTTTCGTTATAGGCGTTCGCGACTGGCGCCAGAACCGAGTTCACGGTCGATGACGTCTTCCAGCCTGTGAAGGCCTTCGGAGTCGTTGGCACCAAACTCGCGGTATTTCCTGAGCATGGGCTCCATCTCGTCGAAGTAGCGCCGCGTCGCCACGGCGACCGACCACCCGTCGGCACGCGCCAAATGGGCGTTCCGGACGGCGGTCTTGAGAGCAGCCTCGAGTTCGGCGCTGGCGGTCTTCCAGCCCTCTACGGTGTCGTAGAGCTGCCATGGGTTGTTGCTCATGTGAGTTCTCCTCATCGGTCCGGCATGATTGCCGGGGACGCCGCTAGGGCGTTTCGTCGTTGTGTCGCTTTGCCTGTTCGGACAGCTCTGGGAGCGCTTTTCGGATCGCTTCCTCAGCTGAACCCGCGTTGACGTAGACA